GGTCGTTAAAATCTACTACTAGTATAGTACTACCCGTTTGTTTTACTATTTGGTCCATTATATAGAGGTATTAAAATTACTTAATTCGTTTACTACTTTGTCCTGGGTGTCTAGCGCTACGTCGTTACCGTCGTATAGTTTGGCTAGCTGTACCGTTCTTATTTCTGAGCTACGGCTACTATCTACTAGCTGTACCGTATCGGCGTTAAATTCATAACTAAAAAACTGGGCCCCTATCGTTTCCAGTATTTCGCCTGTAGCCTTATTACGTACTACTATCGAGTTACCTATTTGTTCTATCTTTTCGTCCATACTTTACGGGTTAGTTTCTATAATATCACAGTAGCCCCCTATTTCGCCTATTAGGGTTAGCTCTAATTTTACGCCAGCTAGTAGGCTGTCGCTTTCGTCCTCGGTCCAAATGTCTACCGGTACGTTATCTATACCGTCGTAGCAATTAGTAGCCCCCCAGGTCCGTAGCTTTTTTACTACCTCTACCGCTAGGCTGTACGTATTGGAATGTATAGCCAGCTTATTACTTTTATCGGCGCTTAGCTTATCGCATATTACCAGGGTTAGCGCTAGCTCTTGGCTCCACTCTTTTAGTATACCCTGTTTTAAGTCGTATACTATAAAGACGTGCATATACTTATTTTTATTTTCGCTTACCCTTATTAGTAGGTCCTCGTAAGTACATACGGTAACCTCTTCGGCTTTCGTTAGCCCGCTTATCTCAGCGTCTAGGCTTTCTAGTATTTCCTTAGTCGTTAACATTCTTATACTGTTTTAGGTAACCGTAGTATATACAGCACTCTATAAAAGAAAGCCGGCCGGCCCGTTCGTATTCCAACGGGTTAAAGTCAGCTACCCCCATTATAAAGTCGTACCATTGGTAAGTATTTCTAATACGTTCAAGCCGTTTAAATTCTTTATATTCTCGGCCTCGCTCGTCAATATCTCCAGCTGGCCCGTCGTCAGCTTTCGGGAATATCGCCGTAAAGCGTTTGGTAAATATGTTTTCAATCCAGTCAAAAAAAAACCCGCCGAATTCCAGGCCGTTACGAAATCTAAGTCTAGTAGCTCGTCCTTTATCTTAGTAAACCGGTCGGCGTCGTACTTATCTATTTTACCCCTGTAGTATATAACGGCTAGTACGTTTAGAATTTTTACCCCTACGTTTTCCTCGCGGGCGTTTAGCTGTAGTATTTCGGTTACCTGGTTAGCTGTAGTATAGTCTAATTTATCGCGCTTATACAGTCGCCACTTATGGTAAAAAAATACTACTTTCTTTTCCTTGGGTAGCGTATCTAAGAATTTAATACGCTTTACTATTTTGGAAATCTGAGCGGGGGCGTAGTCCCTTATTTCGTCCTCGGTCTTATCGGTTAGTACCGCTACGCGCTGTATAGTCCTGGTTATTTTGTTCTTAGTTTCGGGTAGGCCCTGTAGCTCTATAAATTGCTTTAGGGTTAAGTCTTTCCAGCTTTTAGGTATACGCGTCTTACGTCGCTTTAAATTACTGGGTATTCTCTTCGCTGTTAGTTTTACCATTTTTGTACTGGGTTATCTGTTTTGTAAAGTTAATAATTTTCTTTATAAAACTAAACCCGGTTAGGTCCTCGAAATTTTCGTCTATACTGTATACCTCTATACCTATTATAGCTACTAGTACTAACTTACTGAAAGGTATTTCTACGTCTATATGGTCGTGGCAAATTTGCGCCAGTATAATAAAGATAAAATAAAAGATACTTTTAGGTATTACCGCCTTTAGCTTTTTACTGGTTATAGCTTTTACGCCGTGTACTTTTCCTACTACCATTACCTTAGTAACTGTATCTAAGAATACCATACTAATAGCTACGATAAACGCGCTAGTAAGCGGGGCGAAAAACGACCCCAAAGAAAAAAATACTATTAAAAAAGTTTTGCTTAGCCAGTCCGTTATACCCTCTACCATTTTTTACTTATTAGTGTATAGTATATAAAGCTCAGCGCCCGGGGGCCGTTTCATTTTACGGACCAGGTTATACTATAGTTACGTAACTTACTGGTAGCTACATACCTTAGCGCGTCTAGGGTGTGGTCCATTTGGTTAGGGGCTGGTCTGTTTTCCTTTTGGCCGGTCCGGTCTTTATTCCATACGTACGCCCTTAGCTCCTTAATTACGTTTATACTTTGCTCGGTTACTAGTATATCGTATTCCTGTAGTAAGTTAATACCCTGGCGTATACTATCCGGTCCTTTTTTAGCGCCGTATATATTTAGCCCGTAGTTTCGTAGCTCGTCTATACTCTTAGGCTCGGCGCTATCGCCTACTATTTCGGCCCCTTTCTTAATACCGTCTACCAGGTTATTATATATAGCCCGGTTAGTTAGCCCTTTCTTATATAGTACCTCGTCTACTATTATCTTACCGTCGTACTGGTATAGTCCTACTACGGCCGTAGGGTCGTTAGTATAGCCCCAGTCTAAACCGTAGCCCAGTAGCTTAGCCTCTACCTCGCCCTTTTCGTTTCTAGGTAGTCCAGGTATAGCCCGCCAGTTTTCGAATATAACCCCCTCTAAATTTCCGGTAAGCCCCTGGCCGTATACCTTAAACCAGTTAGCCCAGTAGCTACTAGTCTTAGCCTTTTCTTTAGCGCTTTCTATTTCGGCTATTATCGTATTACTTAGGGCCTCGTTATCCTGGTAGGTTAATATAATTAGCTCGGCGTCGTCGCCTGGCTCTACTTCGGTATGGGCCCAAAACTCAGCGGTAGGGTTAAAGTCTATATAAATTTCCTGGTCGGTACGTATTGCTAGCTGGTGGTAGCTATTAAATAGTATATTGTTAGCCTCGTTTACGTACAGTACGTTACGCCTGGCCCCTCTTAGTCTAGCCTCGTCGCTAACGCTAAAGAATTCTATATAGGACCCGTTACTAAATTCGTACCGTAATAGGCTACGGTTATACTCATTAGCCCGCCAGCGTTTCGTTAGTATCATAATTTTTATAAAATCTTTAATAGCCCCGCGTCGTAGGTGGGGTATACTTTCAGATACTACAGAAATTTCTAGCCCTGGGGTTTTTAGCGCTCGGTCTATTAGTATAGGTAGTATACCGAAAGTTTTACCGGCTGAGGTACCCCCCTGTATAATTCGCTTACGCTTAGTTAGGGCTAGTATCTTATTTATCGCGGTGGTCCGTATAAACATACCTATACTATTTTAGCGTCGCCCTGGTCCTCGGTAGGTGGTAATACGTCCGGGAAAAGCGGGGGCTGTATTTGTATCTCTAGGGTAGCCTCTTGTTTTGGTAGGCCGTATACCCTGGTTAGTAAGGTGTCTAAATTGTGTAGGCTACCGTACTTAATAGAACGCTGTACGGCTTTAATTATAATACGCTCTAAGGTGGTTAGGTCCGGGTCGGTTAGTAATAGGTTTAGCTGGGCCTCATTCATAGCCAGTATATTATTTATAGTATCATCTATTTCGCCCTTAGTATAGCCTAGGCTTTCTAGCCTGGTAGTTATTTTTTTCGGTCGTCCGTTAGGGTTACCGCTGGTACCTTTAGGCCAGGGCTTTAGGTTTTGGTTACTAATATCTCTACCGGTTAGCTCGGGCTCTTCGGCTGGGTTATCATTTAACCCGCTGGGTTTTTTGGCTTCGTTTGGGTTTTGTTGGCTCATTGTTTTACCGCTGTATTTGTTCGAATTTACGAAAATTAAGCCGTAGGCTCGCCCCTTTTGTCCTCTATTTTTTGGGGTCCTGGGGTCTTATATAGTGTTTCTATAGTTTGTACTGGTGGGTTTTGAATGAAAAAAAACGACGACGACCGGCTACGCCGGTATATAGTGGGGGGCTGGGGGGCGCGGGCCCGGTCCTACTCTTTTCGTTTTACTGGGGGTTTAGGTGTACCTCGTGGTATTAAGTTATCTAGGTCCTCTAAGCTCTTAGCCTCGGCCTCGGTATACCTGTCTATAGTCTTTTCTATTTCGTCCTTATCGAATTCTATAGTATAGCTTTGTTTAGTTTCGTCCTCGTCGCCTAGTAGCTCGTATACTAGGGCCACTAGTTTAGGGTCCTTACTGTTACGTAGTGTATCTAGCCTATAGTAAAAATCGCTTTGTAATCGTAGGGCCCCGTCTATATCCGCTAAGTATTTAAAGCATAGCGCCCGCTCTACGTGGTAGCTTTCTAGTAGTCCTAGTAGTTTTACCAGGAATTTACCCAGGCGGTTAAGGTTACCGCTGTAATAATTTACCCCTAGTACATAGCTTACCGTGTCGTCTACCTCGCCGAATTCCATACCCGGCCAGTCGATAAATTGAGTATCTAGTATTTCGTCCTCAGCGCTTACCTCTATATAGTCGCTGGCCCTTTTCTTTAATAGGCATACGTTAAGGACTTCGCTAGTAAGTCTATTACCTAGCTGGTCCACGGCTAAAGCGCATAGGTAAAAATAGCGGTTTAATTTCTTACCGCCGGTTTTCCATTTTAGAGTTATTATATAATAGATAGGGGTAAATACCAGGCTAAACCCGAAGAGTAAAGCCCCTAGTATTAACGATACTAAAAACAGTACAAAGCCCATACCCTACTTTTTAGCTGGGCGTTTCTTTGGTTTCGCTGGTGCCTTAGCTTTCTTAGTTGGTACCGCTTTCTTTTTAGCCTTTGGCTTAATCTCTAATAACAGGACCGCCTTAGCTAAGTAGTCGGCTACTGTACGCCTACAGTATATACAGTTAGTAGGCTTTTTATTTTTGCCGTATACCTCGTTATATACTTCGTACATTTCTTTAAGCCCCTCAATAGTACGCGGTAGGCCGTTAGCCTCTACGTCCTGTACTATCTTAATTACTCTAGCGCGTAGCTTACTGTCGTCTTTTGCTTTGTCGGTAAAGCTCATTAGTCCGGTTTTCATATTTAGAATTTTATAATTTGCTTACTCATTAAGTAACCTATAAACCCAGCTAGTAAGCTAGCCAGTAGGTTATATAAAGTAAAGCCGTTTAATAGCCCGGCGGTTATAAGGTGTACCCAAAAGGTTAGGCATAACTCACAGGTAAAGGGCTTAAAGTTAAGTAACTTAACTACTACGGGCCATATACGATACCCTAGTATTTCGAATTGGTGCATAAGAATAACGACCCCGGCCGGTATTCCTAGTAAAAGGGTTAAGAATTCTATAAGGTTTTCCATATTAGTATAGTTCTATTTCTTTTAGTTCCTCGTCGGTCGGCGGTATTGTAAAGGTCGCCCGGTCCCTTTCTATTTTGTCCTGGGCTTTTTGGTCCAGGTCGTACTTAATTACTAGGTATAAAGATATTAAAATAATAATAACCCATATACTAGCCTCTAGTACCCCGCCGTTACGCTGGCGCCCGCTCATTCTCTAGGTACTTTTCTATTTCAGCTACTACCCTTTTTACGTCGCGGTGTATTGCTACCTTTGGTATAGTCCGGGGCCCCGTTCGGTTATCGGTTATTATTATGCTGTCGGCTATTTCCTGTAGGCTGTAGTCGTCTAAGTAGTATAGCTCGAATAGTCGGCGGTAATATAGGGGTAGGCGTTTCGATATTCTTATACAGTTTTCTAGGCGCTCAGCCTGTAGCTCGCTAAACCCTATACGCTGTAGGTCCTTTACTACTTCTGTACCTTTTAGCTCGGGCTCGTTTAGTATTTCCGTTTGGCGTTCTTTATATTCCTGGTTAACCTGGTCGCGTATATATAGTTTTTTTACTGGGTTTCCACCTTGCCAGCGGGTCGCGTTCTTTAACCAGCGTATACAGTAGTAGCGGTAATCTTTTCGGGTCGGCTTTATATTACGGTTTCTAACGTCTAGGTATAACTCGCTAAGCACTTCGGCCGGGTCCAGCTTAGTACGGCCGTATATACCGGTAGCTATTTGTAGTAGCTCGTCGTACTCTAGCTGTATATATTTGTCGAATGTCATTTTTTTAGGGGGTATATAGAGTAGGACCTATTAACGTGGGTACCGGCTGGGTATATATTAGCCGGGTCGTCTAAAGCCTCTACGATTAGTAGCGCGTTTTTATATATCCTTTTCGCCTGGGGGTTTTGGTTAAGGTCCTCGCCCCTGGCTTTTAGGTAGCTTATAGTTTCGTTATTCTTTGCTACCCACTCAGCCGTAGACTTAACTAGCATATACTCGCCGTCTACCGCTACGTCGCCGTGCCCCTCTATTATCTTTACCGCCTCGCTATATTTCACGCTCTAAAGTTTTACAAAGTTTTTTATACTTTAAAATTAAAGCTTTTAGCTCGTACTCGCTGTACTTTCGGGGTATGTTTTTTAGAAGTATTAGGCCGTTATATTCAGCCTGGCCTATTCGCTCGGGTAGTGTTACGTCGTATACCTCGTAGTTACCCCTTTCGCCCTGGTTACATTTCTTACATTGGCCCCAGGTGTTTAGCTCGTTATAGCGTAGCTCGGGGTAACCCCCTACGCTAAACCGGTGGCCCGCGTCGTATTTCGATACGTCCCAGCCTAAGCTAGTCGTACAGGTTATACAGTCCTTACCCCTATCGCGTAGCCTTATATACCGGTTATACCAGTAGGTTAGTACGTTATCGAATTCCTGGGCTTTTTTTTCGCGGTCCTGGTCGCGCTTTTTTTTCTCTTCGGCCTTTTGGTCCTGGTGTTTATTGCTACAGGCGTAGCTACATACCCTATCTGTAGACTTATACGGGGTAAAGTTCTTACTACAAATAGCGCATTTTTTCGCCTTAATGTCCTGGCTCGTATTCATATATAAAACGCTCTATTTTTTCTAGGGTACTTAGGGTTATCGACCTTTTACCGTTCATAAAAGGGTATAGTATATTTTTATTTACCCCAGCTAACCCGCATAGCTTAGAATAGTTTAGCCCATTGTCTACGCAAAAGTCGTATATAATAGTTTTTACTCGGTCCTCAGTAGATACAAAGGCCGGCGTATTATTTCCGTTTTCCATTTGTTAGTTATTTAATAACGTGGGCCTGGCGCTTACCGTCCTTAAACGTACGCCACTCGCGTATACGTCCCTTTTTTACGTAAACAGTTTGGTACTTATCTACCCGGGTCGTAATTTCGAAAGGGTAATTTTTTAGTACCCATTTAGTTAGCTTATTCTTTAGCCACTCGTTAACTCGTTTTTTCATGGTGTAAAATTTTATACTAATATAGTATAATTTATTTACCTGGCTATACCTTACCGGTCTTAGTATCTACCCTGGCCTTTTGTAGCTCAGCCTCTAGCCAGGTTACGTACCGGTGTATACGTCTTAGCCTAACCAGTAGGCGCCTCGCTCGTCGTTTCATTCTCTTCGATTTCGGTTAGTTCTAACTCTACTAGCCCGTGGGTTTCGTTTGCTATTAATCTTAATAGCTGGCCCGTAGGGGTTTCGTATATCCTACCGTTGTGTGCAAGTGCTACGGGAGTACTAATCCGATAGACTGTGCATCTAATTCTTTTTCTTTTCTTTTTCCCAACGCTCAATAAGAAATCCTACAAAGGCAGAAATATTTTCTCTACCAAATAAATCCTTTGACATCTCACGGGCTTTCTCTTGTTGGTCAGGAGAAAGTGTTATGGTTACTTTTTTAGTCTTACTCATAGTGGGTACATTCTAAAAATGTTCATCATCTTAGTTCTAATGGAGTTTACTTTCTCCATTGAAGAACGCTTTAAGGCAGGGGTTCTTTCAGCCCGCTCTAACCATTTCTCAATGCTATCATAAGCGTCTGAAAACTGATTAATCAAATCAATACACTCTGCCTTTGTCTTGCAGAAGAAATCCCAACGACACTCACCAGTTGCTTTGAAGTACTTCTCCGCTGATTCGTGAAAACAGATATGGTTGTCTTCTACACAAACAAAGAATCTTGATTTGCTTGAACTAAGCATATCATAACAAGCAGGAATAACCTCGCAAATATCAAACTTAACTCCGTTAATGAAGTCTGTGTGGATGCTTGGGGCAACTGTTTCGTGTGGGTATGTCATAAGTGAATCCATATCTGTTCCTTTTTGATAAATCAAAGATAGTAAATACTTAGTAAATACAAAAGGAATATTAAATTTTTTTTTCCAACGCTCGAAAAAGAAAAGAAAAAGGGTCTGTGGTTAATCGAAAGTAAGTGCTTTTAATCCGCACCAGACACACAACAATGTATAAACCCCATTAAAACGAGGGTTTATACTCGTCCGTTAACTAGTAGGCGGTCGCCCTTTAACGCGTCTAGCATTTCGGACCGTGTAAGCTTAAAGGTAGCCGTAAGAATTCGGGGGGCCTTTCCTGGTGGGTACTGTTTGTAGTATTGTGTTATATCCATTGTTTAAAATTTAGGTATTTTTAGATTAATTTCTAAGCATTAGGTAAGCAAGGGGCCCGGGTTTATTCCTGGGCCCTTTGGTTTCTAGTCGTTTGGAAAGTATTTTTTTCTAAGGGTTTGGTACATTAAGGTAACTATAATACCCTCGGCCTCTTCGCCCTGGCCCCCCTCTATTAGTTTCGCTATTTGGTACTTACGTCGGCCGTCTTTTACTGTTAGCTCTAGGTATAGCGTACCAGTCTTAGCTACCTTACCCTTATAGATTTTTTTACGCCGTATTACGTGGGGCTTTATTTTAACCTCGGGCGCTTTTGGTGGTACTGGTTTATTTCTTTTTTTCATTGTTTCGGTTTTTAATTTCTAGCCAGTCCTTTAGGTCGTCGTCGGTTACTATTCGCTCAGCTATCGACCAGGGTATAAAGTTAATTACCCCAGCCTCTAGCTTAGCGCGGGCCTCTATTTGTTTCTTAGCCCGTCGCTCGTCGCTATGTAAGTACCGGCCGTAGTCCTGTAGGTCGGCCTTTGTAAAGTATGTACGTTTTGATTTTGCCACTAGTAAATATATTTATATATATTAATTTCCTCGGGTTATTTTCTTAACTACCTGGCTTTAAGCGGTATACGTTTCGCCAGTTTTCTACGTCTTTTAAACCCTCGTAAAACTTTCGGGCCTCTTCGACCCGCTTATATAATCTATCTATAGCCTCGTCGTCGCGCTCTATATAAAAGTTTTTAACTCGCATAGCCTCGGGTAGTCGGCTGTAGTTATGGGCGTGGCGTATTTCTAGCTCAGCCTCGGCCGGCGTTTCTATTAGTCCGTTAATTCTAGCGTACTTATATATTTCGTCCATTACTAAAAGCTCCGGAGTATCGACTAAACAGTAAGATACTACCCCCATTTCGCGCCCAGTTAAAGCTAAATAGCTTTGTATTTGCCAGTAGTATAGCTCGTTAGGTAGTTCCTTTTCGAATAGTGGAAAGCTTAAAGCGGTCCAGCTAGTTTTAATATCCGGTACCAGTTCGTTATAGATTAAGTCCGGGGTACCTGTTATATATTCGTTTTCGTACCCCTCGTTATTATGGGCCTGGGGGTCCCAGCCGTTAACTCGCTGGGCCAGTTCTATACTAACGTCCTCGGCGTCGTTTCCTTTATCAAAGTATTTACTAGTAAATTCCTTTTTTATACCGTGTTCGTTTTCCCAGTACATACGTATTAGTAAGTCCTTAGCGGTTTCGCTTAGTAGTACCTCGTCCTTTACTGGCTCTAGCTGTTTTATTAATTCCTCTAGCGCTGGTATTTCTATTTTCGTTAATTTGTCCCGGCTTACCTCAGCCTTTGGGCCTAGGCCGTCTAGCCTTTTCTGTTTACTGGCTAGCTTTTCTACCGCCTCGTCGTACTTTGCTCTATTGCTTTTACCTCGTGGGTCTGTCATTAAGTACCCCGTATAACTCGCTCTAATTTTTAACATATCTATTTTGTTTTATTGTTGGTTATTTTTTAATTCTACCGCTAACTCGTTTAGCTCGGCTAGTTGGTCCTCGTTTAGCGCGTACTGGTCGTTAACCTTTTCGGGTTTATACTTACCCTGGCGTACTAGGGCTAGCGCTTTCTTAAAGTTTTCGGCCGTTATTGGTTTCTTTTCGGCTACCGGTGTAGCGTGGTCGTCGCTATGTTTGTTATCCGTGTCGTCTATTTCGCCGGTAGGTATTAGAAAAGTATAAAGTAGTAGATACTTTAGCGCGTACGTGGTAGCCTTTCCTGGCGCTTTGTCCTGGCTGTCTATACCGTGGCCGTAGCTCATAAGGTCGATACTTTCCCCGCTGGTATGCTGTAGCTTATAGGTTACTTTTACCTCAGTTAGTACCCTTAGTTTTTTCCTTATAACTTCCTTACCGTACGCCTGGCCCTTTTCGTCCCAGCGGTCCACGGTTACGGTAGGCTCTATATTAATCGGTACTATAATTAGCCCAGCCTCTACTAGTAAGGGCTGTAGTAATTCCTTTACGTCCTTATCGCTTACCCCCTGGTACGAATTGTTACCGGTGCCTACGGTTAGGCTTTTCTCTACGTTCTTAGCTTTTACCATTACGTAGTTAATAGCGTCGACCAGGTTAGCCGGTCGCTCGTTTTCGTTTTCGTTTTGCATTGTATTGTATTTAGTTATTAATTAAAAGGGCCTACGGTTTCTACCTGGGCCAGTTGTTCCTTTTTTTGTCTGAGTAGCTTACGGGTTTCGGTAATCTTAATACCTAGGCCCATATTAAAGGTACGGCCGAATTCGTCGACCATACCCGCCAGCTTATCGGTTAGCTGGTCTATTTCCTGGGTTACTGTTTTACTCTTCATCGTGTACGCTGTTTACTAGTTGGGCTACCTCGCGTACCTTTCTACCGGTTTCGCGTAACCTTTCTACGTTATCGAATTGTATACCCTTACCCTCACGTTTAAAAAGATGGTATTCTTTTCGCTCTTCGGTACGTACCTTACTAGCCGTTACCCTAAGTACTCGCTGGGTAGTTTCCAGGTCGCTAGGTGTTACGGTGTTTTCTTTTTGCCAGGCGTCTAGCCTTTCGTCGTCCGTTAAGCTTGCTAAGTCCTCAGTAACTAACCTAGCTAGGTCCTGTATAGTATTACGGTACGAACGCTGTAGCCTTTCCTTAGCTCGCTTAGTTGTTAGGTTATCCTGTTTATACTTTTCTACCAGGTTAGGAAATACCGCCGGGTATTTGCTTAGGTTTTCCTCGCGTGTCTTTATACGCTTATCGGCGTACTCTATTAGCTCTAAGATAGCGCTAGCCCTTTCTACTAGTCGCTGGTTTGAAATCATTTTCATTTTGTAAAGTTTTGTATTTGTCTTACAATACTAGTATAAAATATTATACTATGCAAGTTTTTAAAATAAAATTTTTGTATTTGTGGCTTACCCCTTTACTTACTCGGGGGGCTGGTTTTTATTTATAAGCTTTTCGTGGCGGGCCCATATTTCGCGGTCCTCACTTCTTAGGCTGTGGTCGTTATGTATATCCTTAGTACTAAGGTTTATATAGTGGCTAGCCCTTTCCTCAGCGTACGCCCCAAAAAAGCCTAATAGGTCCGGCATATTTAAAGCGCCGTATAGCTTACCGTAGTCGCCTCGCTTTATTCTACGAAATATATACCCTATTTCTACAGGGCTTAGGTAGTAGTAGGTAGCTAATAACTCTACGGCTATTTCCTTTATTTGAAATTTACTAAGAGGCTGGCCTACGTTTACCGAAGTATTTAAGGCTAGTAGGTGTAACTCTATTACAGCGCTTACCGTGTCGTAGCCTAACTGTTTTACGTACAGGCTCAGCCCGTCGCCGTCCTCTTCTATAGCTTTGGCTATACTATTTACGTGGCGGTATTCCATTACCATACGGGCCGGGTCGTACTTAGTTATAAATTCGCTTTTACTTATCTTAACTATTTCCTGGCTGGTAGTCTTTTCTAGCTTATCCATTTAGTCGGCTTTTTAATTCGTCTATATATTCCTGGTCTACGCCCGGACCTTTAGCCCCTGGGCTTTCTTTTAATTCAAATAGCCCGGCCCAGCCGTTCCCTACGCTTTGCTCTAGTATTAATAACGCGGTAGCCTCGTCGCCTTTCGATAGCTGGGCTAGTTTTTTTAGGGCCGTTTGTTCTGTTATAGCTGTCTTATAGTTAAATCTAAATTGTTCTTTTTTGTATTGTTTCCATAAGTCCCAGGCCGTACTAAACTTTTCGCTAGAAAAGGGTAGTACTATTTTAGTCTTATCCTTATCCTTACCCGTATCGGTACCAGTACCAGTACCAGTACCAGTATCGGCTTTTTTGGGTTTCTTTTTATCCGGCTGGGTTTCCTGGGTTTCGTTTTTTTCCTCGGGCGGTCGGCCACCTTTGGCCCCGTTCTTACGGTTTCGGTCTACTATAGCCTGGTACTTTTTATTATCTACTCTAAACTGGTTAGCGTAAAACATAAACGGCACGTACGCGGGGTTATCCTTTTCGGGTTCCTGGTCGTCTATTTGGTACTCGTGAATAGCTCTAAATAACTTACCTAGGGTTTCGTCGTCCATATGCTTAACGGCGTGGTAAAAGTCTTTATATAGTATAAAACTTTCTTTTTTTGTTTTGCTCATTGTATAGGGGGGTTTATTGTCTTACGTTTTTTAGTACTCGGGTCTTAAAAAATTCGGGGTATTGTGGAAACTCAGCCATAAACTTACGGGCGTAGTCCGGGGCGTAGTTGTTATTTATCTTAAAGTCGGTACTATTTTCGGGGTCCTGGTCGTAGCCCTGGCTAGCTGTTATACGGTTGTACCGTATTACCTCTACGATACCCTTAGCGCCGTAGTGGGTCCGGCCTTTTGCTATTAGGTTTAGGGCTATCTTTTTAAATTCCAGGTATATACCCGGGTTTTCCTGGTCGTATTGTTTAAAAGTCTTACGCATTGTTTTGTATTTTGGGGTTACTAATTTAGTTAAATTTCGTTACGTGCTATAAGCTCGTGTAAATTTTCCGCTATGCTTATAGGCCGGTTAGCTTTCGCTGGTATTACCTCTACTATCTTAGAAGTAGTAGCGCGGTGGCTGGTTAATTTGTGTAGCTCGTCGCTGAGGTTTATACTTTTACGTACGGCCTCTATATCGGTAGGCGCGTCGACGTACGCGGTAATTTTTACGGCGTAGGTTTTTATCTTATTACTCATAACTTAACGTATATAGGGTTATTAAAAAAGTCTTTTAGGTATTGTATCGTTTTGTTAAATTCCTTATCTAGCTTTAGGTCCTCTACTTTTCTTAGGCCGTGTAGTACGGTCGCGTGGTCCTTATTAAATAGTCTACCTATAGCCGTTAGGCTTATCTTTTCGTCGGTATTGTTTTCTATTAACCGCTTAATAAGATAGTACAGGTAGCTACGCTGGTCTACTATTTCGCGCTTACGCGTTACTTTATCTAGCCCGTTAGCCTCAGCTACCGCTATAGCTACCCTAAGTATACTAGCCTTAGTACGTAGGTACTCGTCGGCCTTTATTTCCTGTAGGTCCTTTTCTACTATTTCGTACGGGGCGTTACTAACTGTATTAGCGTAGCCCGTTAGCCTCAGCCAGTCGACTATAGTATAGGGGGTTTCGTTTTCGTTTATCATTTTGCCGTAATTTTTCTAGTCTTATCCTTTCTAGTAGGGCCTCGTCTATCCTACCGTTACGTCGCCACCAGGTTACTATAGACTTATCTATATAAGTATCTAGTGGTAGCTGGGCGCTTACTGTTATTACTTTCGTTTCCATACTGGGCGTATTAAAATACCGTGTTCGAATTGGTCGCCGGTTTCCTCTATTAGTTCCTCTACAAACTTTAGGGCCTCTAGCTCGGTATCTTTTGTAGCCTGGTGGTGTTCGTGTATTACGTGTTCCTCTTCGGTACTAATACCGTTACTACCTAACCAGGCGCCAGTTATTACCGTGGTTTCGCTTAGTCCAATTATTAAAAATTGTTTTTTC